GTAGAGGACCGTGCTAAAAAAACGCCCACGGATGTGTCCTTCTTGCGTATATTGCAGCTGCGACAGCACGCCACAAGGTTATCAGTATCATCCGACCCACCACGCTTGAGTGGCACTATGTGATCCACCTCGTTGGCTGTGTCTCCACAGTAATGGCATGTGTAGGCATCCCGAGCCAAGATACGCAGTCTTAGCTTCTTCCACCTATGGTCACGCCTCGACTCCTTAGCCACTCAATGCCATCCCTTAGCCTTGAAGTGTGACCATGCTTTACATGGGGTCTGATAGCGATTAGATATGTAGCGTAATCCCCAGTCTATTTGCTTCTTGTATCCAACCCTTGCTAAATAGGTTGAACGGCCTTGAGGAATACCGTAGTGGCTTCCATTCCGAGCTGAGGGTGACCAATTCGACTCTCGCTCATACAGCTCTACCAAGCAAATAAATTGATCCCAATCTTTCAACTGGTTGTGAGCATATAGCTTATAATTCATAGGATCTTTGGCTGGTCGTGCGTGAGATACATCTAAACTCAGCAATAAATAGATCAAGGTCAAAGGCAAAATTGACAATAGCCGCCCCCAACGCGAGCTGCCTTGTCGGCGGCCGTCTATAGTGCCGCCGCTGGCACTCAGCGTAGCATGGCTGTCAAATCCATTTACAAAACCGCAGGTCAGCAGGCGTGTCATTATCGCACCCTCCCTAAGTTACTCGCCACTAATGCTTGGCAAGCTTGATCGCCCAAAGCGGCCAAAATGAAGCCAAGAAATATTTGCTTTGGTGGGCCATCCGGTCTATCAAATTTTATGTTTGGTTGAATATTGACAATCAAAGCTTCAGAATTCCACAAATTGTAAAACCATTTGGATTTGGACATCGGAACCAAGCAAATGCCATTTCCATGATCTAACCATTTTTCCACCCATGGCCCCGGCTTGGAATACGGTGGATTCATCCAGACCAGCCCACCCCATTCTCGAGATAGACCGTCTTGGCATGGACAATATCGCCTAATGTGCGGCGTGTGTATCGTTTCATTGCATGGCGTTGCCACATCCAAATCAAAAGTCAATCCAAGAGCATCAAAGATGTGTTTTGGGGTATACCACTCATCACTCACGCAGCCACATCCTTCGGATAGCACCGTTCACAAATCTCACGATTGACCACCCAGACCCCACACATGATGCATCGACTCACATTCTTATCGCTGGCCATACCCACTCGCTTTCAGTAAATAGACCAGATCGGCAAGTCGCACCACACCGACCCAGTCATCTATAGCCATTGGTCCTTGACCATTGCATCGGAGTATCGCAACCCCCAATCCGGTATCTGTCGCTCTGGCTCTAAGTTGTGACATAGCAGCCAAAGGCTGGAACCCGGCTCTAGCTTTGACTTCGACATCCAGACCTTCAATGCCCAATATGTCACTACCACTAGCTGCCATGGATGTGACATGCGCCCCCTCAAAGCCATGAGCAACCAGATATTGCGCCACAAGCTTCTCAGTCTCACGACCGCGCTCCCTTCTACTCATGGCTCCAAGCCTTCTCGTAACACGGCTCGCATGCCCAGTTGAAGTCCAGCGGATCATGCGCTGCCATTTGGACTCGAAAGCCTGCGTAACTAGCCAATCGGACACCACACCAACTGCAATCAACCGGGTAGCCGTTGGGCTGTCCTGTCTTATCTTCCATCAGTCAATGGCCTTTCCCTCAAATGTCCATTTGCCTTGGACTTGCTTGGCCCACTTGGCAGGACATTGCTCAGCCTTAGCCTTAGCTCCACAGACATAGCCGTGGTAAGGGCCTTTGGCACTTGTGCCATCTTTGAGAATCATGTCACCATGCTTGCACTTGAAGCCCACCACCTCAGCACCAAGAGCCTTGACTATGTCGGTTGAGTCCTTGAAAGCCTTGGTTTCGACCTCATCAGGCCATACATAAGTCTCAGGCTCATTCTCGACTTCCTTCTCAGCCTCGGCTGGCTTCCAAGGGTGCTGAACGATCGCTGAATCACCTCGAGCAACCTGAATCATTGAGTCCTTGGTGGCTGTCTTTTCCGCTGCCTTGAGCAACAGAATCGCCCTGCCTACCGCACTTGTGGCTGTGTCCTCGACATACCACCTTGCCATCTTTGGTGGGTAATCGGATGCCTTGCCTCGCGCCAGATTGCTCACGCTTGGTTGCTCATCCTTGTAGTCACGGTAAAGCGAGCATTTGACCAAGATCTGTTGTTCCTTGGGGTCAAAGTGTTCAGTTGTTATCTCGATCCTGCCTGCCGGGAAGTTGTCCTGAAACCACTTATTCAATGTGGCTACATCCTCATAATTGCTAAGATCCCAAGCCATCAGCGTACTCCTTTTCTAATCTTCCCTTTTCAATAATCATTCGGTAAATTACATTGTTGTTGGTTATTGAAACTACCCAGCCATCATCACCAACAGTTAGTTCAACATCAGTACATTTACATCTTGAAATCATCAAGAACTTCCTTTCCTTTCGCGTAATCAAGCTGTTGCCTGAATGTCCAGATTGTGCCATCTGACTCCCACACTTGGGCTTCATTGGCGTGTGGCTGGCAGTAATAGCGTGTCCGGCCAGCTCTTTCCGGTGTCTCTGATACGACAGCCCAGACAGCCGGAGTACGGTGCAATGGGTGATTGTCTCGGTACTGCTCCTTGCAAATCGAGCACCACACCTGCTTGGTCTGCAGTTTTCTAATAGGCATCGAACTCGCTCGGATCTGTCGTTGCCAGTTGAGCTGCGAGCGATAGGTAAGCCACAGCATCCACATAACCGTCACGACCTCGATGGCCCGGAGTCTCTGCCAACCGTGAGACTTTGACCAGAGCCATACAGATAGCCGCTTGGTCTGGCGTGATTGGCACTTCCAGATACGCAGTCCAGAGGTCAGCGATACGCCTGTGATTGATGTATGGGTGGCCGTAGATTGCACCACGATCACCCCGGATTCGCCCTGCCTCATCGAGTACTTCTTGCGCTGTGATTGTTTTGGGTGAGTCGCTTTCCATCACGGAATCCTTTCCAGTAGAAATTCTCGGTTATGGCTGTGTAAAGCAATCCCAAGACTGGAATGGCTATAAGTGCAATGATGTAATAAATGGCTATTGGGTCAAATCCCATAGCGGTCATGCTTGGCTCGCTTTCCCGGGGCCTTTCCCCGATGAGCCAAATGTACGCCCTACCGGTGCTGGATGGGTGGGTGTTTTGATAACGATTTCATAACGAAATCGGATGCAGCATCCCAATCATCAATATGATCGTCAATGCTACGAAGTAAAGGAACAATCTCATGGATCACTTATACCGCTTGCCCTCGAATACGAAGCTGCCATCCGGGTTCATAGGCACATTGATGGGGTAAAACTTGGAGCCGTCTAAGTAGCCCACCGTGAAGCCCGGCTGCCAGTTGGCATAGCCTCGGGTGTAGCCCATGCCGGGTGAGCTGAGATCGACCAAATTGCCCACCTCAACCCCCCACAGAATACGCCCATAATTGCCCTTATATGCCTCTGAGACCGATGAAATCCCCAAGCGATGGGTGTGACCACAGACCACCGATTTTCCTAGCCTTAGAACGCCGTTTAGGGCCGTTTGGCCGGGTTTATTTGATAGGGGTATGGAGTCTCCATGGATGGCTACCCAACCCGGGGCAAAGCCTAGGCCCTGAGGGTGGTAGGTGATACCAAGCTTGTCGTATCCCATGAAACGGTGGTAGGCCATCTCTGGGAGCTTGGTGAAGGCCGGGAGCCGGTTCATCAGACTCTTGAATACTCTGGCCCCATGGTTAGACCCAAGCACATCGGTCACGCCGCATTGTTCAAGAATTTCCCTTGTCCAAGCTCGGTCATCATCAATGTTGCCCATGGCTTCTTCTAAGGTGCTTGCGCCCCCTCGAAGTTGTGGCAGATCTATCTCATCACCGATTTGGATGGTGCGGTGGGGTTTCCACTTAGCAAGAAAGCGAGCCATGGAGTTCACCATGCGCTCGCTGTGAAAAGGCACTTGCAAATCTGGTACGAAAGCGATGCGTCTAATCGTCATCTTCTTCCTCATCCTCATCCTCGAACGGATCGAAGTGGTCGGGAAATACCCAATCAGGAAGCTTTTGATCTACGAGCCAGCCTTGAATGGTGGCATCAGAGAAGCCTGCACGCTTCATGGATTGGGATATTTCGTAGAGGCTGATAGCCCATTGGTCTAGCCTTGAGGGTGGCGTGGTGCGCTTAGCGGCGCGTTCCTTGCTTCTTCTTAGCGCGGCCTTTTGTGCCTTTGTTGGCTTTGGCATTGGCTACCCCCTGTGAGAGAAGTGTTTCATAGATGGCTGACTGTCTTTCGACTAAAAGCTCTTGTGTCGCTTCTAATTTGTCGATGCGTGTGGCAAGGCTTGAGCCAATCTCATTGACGAATTGGCGAACCATCCATCGGAGGGCTGTCAGGAAGCTGGCTGCAATGGCAACCATCCCTGCAAGAACACCGCCCCACTCGGCCGGGGTCATTTGACTGGCTTGGCATATCCGAACACGCCAGCAAGGACAGCGAACAGAATGGCCCGGTAGTCAAGGTCAAAGTTTGAGCCAGCCCATGCGGCAAGGAATCCACCGAGAGCCATGAAGATCGGGTGTTTGAGATAGTTAGACAAGATCGCCTCCTAGCATTGGGACATTGAAGAATCGGCCGTCTTTGTCTCCGGCCTTGGTGAAACTTATGTGGAGGTGCTGCCGGTGTGGATTAGCACCACGGTACTTACGCCATCGCCAGTTGAGTATTCGAGAGCAAATTCGCCCATCGAATATGAGATAGGAAATTCTCCGGTCACCACGCTTGGCATGTAGTCGAAGCTGATCTGCCAAGTCATGCATTTGCTCATCTCTTCCCAAGTGAACTGATACATCCAAGGCACGAACCCACCCCTCAGCATCCGGGATATGGTCAGAAGAAGGATTGTCCCGATAGTGCCGGGCATCGGCAACCCAACCATCTGGCCTTCTACGATCCGGGAACGAGTCATCGAGCTGCTCGCGTAACTGGATGCCTGCTTTGCACAGTCTAGGAGAGGAGGAGCTTGGCATCGTCCTCAGAGATTCCTAGCTTGGCAAGCAACTCAGCCTTCTTGGCAGCCTTCTCAGCCTCAACTGCTACACGCTCAGCCTCAGCCGCCTCGAACGCGACTCGATCTGCTTCGCGTTGTGCCAATTCTTCTTCGGTCAATTCGATTTCTTCAACCACTCCGGTTGAGCAATCGACTACGAGTTTGGTGGTCATGTGTCTCCTTATGATTTCGATATGCCGTAAAGGGTGGCGGTTGAGTGTTGGACAAAATTTCCACTGGCTAGAGTAAGTGCGATACTGGTAATCGCAGAGGTGTCAGACCAAAGTCCAGCAACAAGATTAGCATCTGCACCAGTGCCATTATTTTCATCAACATTATCAACGGAATACGATTTATTAGTTGAGCCAGCGTATTGAGGAATATAAAGCGACGAATTAGCAAATGTGCTTGCTGTAAAATTAGTTCCAGGACAAGAGCCTATATATCTTGCCAAAGTTCCGCTCGTAGCACTAGCACCATCTCCATATAAATACCGAGCGGAAAAATTGCTTGTAGAACTGTTGAAAGAAATGTAAGTAGCAACCGCACTTCCAGCAGTTCCGCGCATTGTCCAAAGAAGCATCAAATCAGTATAAGTTCCCGGAATGCTAGTGAACTGCATATTAGCCGCCCCACCAGCCCCAACGGTAACGCTGGCAATTTTCTTATATGTGACCGGCATGGCTACTCCGCTTTGATTCCGTAGAGGGTAATGGTGCTATTAGCCAAAATGCTATTACTTGTTC